ATTGGAAATTGAGTTTAATAATGTATGGATTCCTGTTGATCCTAAACCCGGTTATTTGATTGTGAACATCGGTGACTTGGTTGATATTTGGACAAGTGGTGCGTTGCAAGCAACCAAACACCGAGTCCGTCGTTCTGGAAAAGGAGATCGTTATTCAGTAGCGTTCTTCTATAATCCAGATAGATACGCATTGATTAAACCAATCATTGGAAACGGGCCGAGTGTATTGGCTGGAGAACACATCCAAAAAAGATACAACGAAACTTTTACTTCGAGGAAAGAAAATGCGTAAATTTTATGTTTCTGGTTTCTCTGACAAGAAAGGTACTTTCAGAATTACCCGGATCACACACGGAATAATTGGTGACGACGAAACATACAATATTGAACTAGGACCCAATAACGGTGCTTGGTGCAACCCAGTCTTTTCGAAACTTCAATTCCGAGATGACACCGGAAAACCGATGTCTGCTCAATCTGTTTATCATGCAATGAAGGAACAAGAAGATGCATAAATTAAAACTAGCTATCACAGCCGCAGCAATATTGGCATCCGTAAATGCAGAAGCCGACCAATTGGTTGCTCAATTAGGAGTCAAAGACTACAAGCAAGCAATAGTGATAAGCACCGAGGATTGTATGTTGTCGTCTGAGGCTTTAATGCTTCGATTCAGATCAACGCTGAACGGGCTCTGCTTTGACGACAAGGTTTGCCTTTATACAAGATAAAAGGTAAGGCTGGTTTGTTTGGAGACTTCGAACGGTTGGAAAAACTTCCACTTGACAACATCTAAACTCGACTATATAATTACATAGAATTTGAAGGATTCACTAAAAATGGCTAAGTTAAAAGAATACGAAGTCGAATACGAGTATAGCCCACACGCCGGCGACGTGATGATAGTTGAAGCTACTACGAAATTGCAGGCCAAGAAAAAGGCCGAAGAAGAACTAGCCAGGACTTCGCCGAATGCTCGGATTGGAAACGTCTACGTTCTAAAGGATCAGTCCAAGGCCAAACAATCTGAGATTGAACACGGGCTTCGAGTAGATTTGAGCCTGGCAAAAGGGCGAATTCGAGCACTTGAAGGAAAATTAGCGAAGATTTTTTCGCTAGCAGAAATTTAAGGTCACGTGAAAGCGGATCGATTAATCCGGATTTAGGTCACGGAAAAACAAAGGAGAAAACGATATGAGTAAGAAATTCGTAATCGTAATTGATGCACAGAATGACTTTATGAAAGAAGACGGCGCGCTGCCGGTGCCGGGAGCACAAGCACTGATCCCAGGGTTGAAAGAATACCTCAATCAGTTGAGCCCGGAAGATACCGACGGCGTCTTGTTTACTTTTGACACGCACGTTCCGGAAGTCTACGAGAACAGCGAAGAAGGAAAGATGTTCCCGATTCACTGCGTAGCAGGAAGCGAAGGTTGGAAATTGGTTGTTGACAAAGGCGACGTTAGCAAAGAAATCCCGACTTATACGCTGATCAAAGGCGTGTTCAATATGTGGGAAGAGGAAGGCATTCGAATTAACCTTCCAGATGGTGAAGACGCAAGCCGTGAGTTTTTCTTCGCACATCTCAAAGCTCGTGGCATCACAGAAGTTGAATTGGTCGGCGTTGCCGCAGACTTTTGTGTCAAATGGGCAGTCGACGGTTTGCTCGAGAATGGGTTCAAAGCCCGAGTACGAAAAGACTTGACCGCTGGTATCGAACGACAAATCGACCAAGTCAAATCAGACGACTGGGCAAATCTAGAAGCTGAAATTGTTTAACAAGGTAGGGGGATAAGCCCCCTACTCTTTTTACCACAGAAAGGAGTCAATGCCATTTTGAAACCAGAAAGATCTTATCGACTTTAGGTCTTGACATTCCCTCAGAAATTGTTATCTTAATTTTTAGTTAATACCCAATCTGTGCTAGGAGCAAAATTTGACAAAATTTCGAATTAAGAAAGGTACATATCGCCAACGTGATGTGTCCGGAACCGTTGCTGAGTCTTTAATAGAAAAACCGAAGACCGGAGCTAACGGGCTTTACCTTACAGTCAAAGGTGAAATTTTTGGTTTTCCCGGCGCGAAAGCAAAGGTACTCATCGACTCAGAAGATGACATTGAACTGGTCGACGCAAAGACTCCAACAAAGGCTCCTAATCAATTATCCGACGCCGCAATCGCTGCCGTGTCAGATATTGATTGGCAAAACGAACAAATCGAAGGCGATACGGCTGAAGAAACCGAAGTTCAAGCAATCAAACGAATTAACGAACGATTCGACATTTTGACTGAACTAGCCGCTGCATGTGGCAAAGGTAAACTTCGTGGTCTCGCTGTGATTGGCGCCCCGGGAATTGGTAAGTCGTATGGAGTCGAAGATGAACTAACCAATCAGAACATGAATTTGTTGCTGAATGAGAAGCCGTTAAATTTCGAAGTCATTAAAGGTCACATCACGTCAGTAGTGCTGTTCTTGAAATTGTATCAATTCAGTGGCGCTGACAAAACGATTGTCTTTGATGATTGCGATTCAATCTTCTTTGATCCTGATGCATTGAATATGTTGAAGGCTGCGTTGGATACATCAAAGCGTAGGTTTATTTCCTACAATTCGGATTCAAACTATTTGAAAGCAGAAGGTATTCCGAATAGGTTTGAATTCAAAGGTTCAGCAATCTTTATCACGAACTATCGCCCAAGTCAAACTCGATCAGAGAAACTTCGGGCTCACTTGTCTGCGTTGTTTGATCGTGTCTTGTCATTGGACTTGACAATTGATACACCCCGAGACCGTTTCCTACGTGTCAAAAGCGTGGTGCAAAATTCAAGCATGCTTGACAAATACGGCTTTGACGGAGACGAGAAAGCAAAGCTAATTGATTACATTCGTCAGAATATTCATCGTCTTGAAAGCGGTGTTACGCTTCGAACGGTGCTTAACCTTGCAGATCTGATGAAGGTAAATCCCAGCAAATGGGAATACTATGCAAGAAACACTCTCTTGAAAAAATGAAAGGAAAGATATTATGGCTAAAATGACAAAGAAGGAAGAGAAGCTTCGCACTGATCGCAACGTTCCAGCTGATCGTCAACTAAGCAACTGGGACCAAGCAAACGGCGATTTCAACAAACTCGAGAACGGTGACAAGATTACGATTATGATTCTTCTTGTTGCCGCCTTGTTCTTTGGTGCAGCCGCTTTTGTTGGTGGACTCGCAATACTTTTTCAGGGCTGAGTAATATTGACATAGTCGCATGATTTCATATATAATGAAACAATGAGATCATGCAAACTTATTCTAAAAGACGAAGTCAATTGTAAATTTCAAGGGTTAGACGCAGACACTAGACGAAAGTGTTCTGTGGCCCTGAAATTTTTTAACCCTGGAGCACGTTACGCTTATGCCTATAAAATGGGTAGGTGGGACGGCAAAATTGCGTTCTTTAACGCAGTAAATGGTGAAACGTCTATCAACTTATTAGATAGAGTCTTGCCGATTATTGAAGAAGCGAAATACGAAATCGAATTAGAAGACAACAGAAAGCCCGTTGAATTCGACTTCGAGCCAATTACGGCAGACATTTTACATGAAGATGGAATTGTCTGGCCAGAGGGGCATAGATTAGAAGGCGAACTGGTGACGTTAGAAGAGCACCAAGTTCGTGCTGCCAATGCGTTGCTTGAAAATCCACATTCAGTGGTTGAAGCAGCGACCGGTTTTGGGAAAACTCTACTCTGTGCTGTTCTAGCGAAAAGAGTAGTCGATAGAGGTCGTATGCTCTTGGTTGTACCGGGCATTGACTTGGTGACGCAAACCGCCGGCGTCCTAAACCAAATGGGCATCGAAACTGGAATGTTCTATGGCGGTGAGAAAGACTTAACCAAGCAAGTGACAATTTGTACTTGGCAATCAATGCACGCATTCTACAAAAAGCCAAGAGGAATGGATCAGCTTACCGAAGAAGAGATTTACGAGATTCTCGGAGGGGTAAAGACCTTGATCGTAGATGAATGCTTCGCTGGGAGCACTATGATCGAGACACCAAATGGAGAAGTCGCAATTGCGGATCTTGAAATCGGGGATGAAGTATGGACGAGGAACGAATCGACTAACAAGAATGAAATTAAACCAATAGTTAAAATTCATAAGAATATACCCTCTAATGAAAAAATGTTTCATTTAGAAATGGACGATGGGACAGTGGTGGAGGTAACTGGTAATCACAAATTCATGACAACAAGAGGGTGGATTCGAGTCGATGAATTATTGTTTGAGGATGAAATCGTTTGTTTCCAATAAATATAAGAACATAGTACTTTTTCTCCTATTTCATCTAGAATTCTAATTCGTTGTCCGGCGGATTTTAGTATGCCGTTTGTTTTTTTAATTCTTTTTTGTTTCCAATGCATATTAACATCTCCTTTGGTCCATGGAATAAAGGATTGACTAAAGATACCGATGATAGGATAAAACGTGTCGGGGAATCTAGAATCGGCGAAAATAATCCCATGTTTGGTTATGAATATTCAGATGCCCAAAAAGAATTAATGTCAAAGAGAATGAAAGCAAAAATTAAATCTGGAGAATTCACACCCAATATTAAAAATTCAAGAACTCATTGGCAATCCACTTTAAATGGAAAAAAATATAGGTCATCATGGGAAGCGTTTTTTCATATGCTAAACCCTGAATATGAATATGAAAAATTACGAATTGACTACGAATTAGCCGATAAAACACGAATTTACATAGTTGATTTTATAGATTATGTGAAAAATGTTGCAGTTGAAGTTAAACCAAAGGCGCACCAAAAAAACGCTACCAGCAAAGCAAAACAAAAAGCATTACAAATATGGGCTTTTGAAAATGGATTTGAGATTCTAATTATAGATGAAGATTATTTGTTTGAGTTTGTTCCTGTTGTGGATTTATCACTGTTAGATCCAAAAAGTCAACAATTATTAGAGGCAGCATATGCGACTGAAAAAAAGAACAGAAATAAAAAAACCTGACGTAGTGTATAATCTTCACATCGAAGATAACCATAACTATTTTGCTAATGGAGTACTTGCTAAAAATTGCCATGGCGCAACAGGTGATGTTCAGAAGAAACTATTCACAGACAAATTAGCCGGCGTCCCTATCCGTTGGGGAATGACCGGAACCATTCCTAAAGACGCAATCAAGAAAGTAGAAATTGAGATCAGCTTGGGTCCGGTAGTGTTGGAAGTTCACACCAAAGAATTACAAGACAAAGGCTTTTTGGCTAAGTGTGAAATTGACGTCATCCAATTAGAAGAGAAAAGAGAATTCATTGATTATCGTGCAGAGTTTGATGACAACGTATTCGACGACGAGAAATTAGATTACTGGGCAAATATGCTCGAACAAATTTCCACTTCAGGTAATACTCTAGTCTTGTTGACCAGGGTTAAGACCGGGAAACTTCTTCTAGAGAAATTACAAAACCGTGGGTTGGATGTTGAGTTTGTTTACGGCGGCGTAAAAGCAAAAGACCGTAAAAAACGATACCGCGAAGTGAACGATAGCAAAAACACCATAACGCTAGCAATTGATAAAGTTGCAGCAACTGGTATTGATATCCCGAACTTGCATAACGTGGTACTCTTCGAATTAGGAAAGAGTTTCACTACGGTAATGCAAAGCCTTGGACGAGGTGTTCGTATTGGATCAGACAAGAATTTCTTGCAATTGTTTGATTTCTGCTATACCGCAAAATATAGTAATCGTCACAAGAATGAGCGATGCAAGTATTATCGAGAAAAAGAACAACCGCATACGGTTCATAAAATCAAAGACTGGAGACAATATGTCTGATATTTTAAACGAGCAAATCGAAAGCCTCACCAAAGGAAGAAACGAGGCGTTCCGGGATCTGTTAATCCTGTCGGAATGGATTTTGGAGAATAAAGATAGCATCATAACCGATGACATGACGGTAAAAGAAATAAGTGATCATCCCGCGATGAAGATTGCTTTCAAAGTTACTAGAGCCAAATTTTTTATGGAACATCAAATTCAAACGGGAGTAGAAGAATGAGAATTCTAACACCAGAAGGTGAAGCGTTTGACGTTTCAAAATTAAACGGAAAGCAGCATTTCACAATCCTCGACGTTTCCGATGCGGACAATATCGATTATCGTTGCGCAGTAGTGAACTGGACACATGAATATGAATGGCCAGCAATTGAATTACAAATTGGTCCCTATCGTTTGGAAGTCCCTTTGAATTGGCGAATCCTAACCGGTGATTCCAATGAGGGTGAACTTGAATTGGTTGACATTGAACAAATTCCAAACTTTGATTATGACGCGTTTGTGCTGAATCCTTTCAAATCGTTCATGCCAAAGTTTATGCCGGTTCATATTGTGAACTCTTATGGCAACAGCATGACAATGTGGAGTCTACCGAAGCTACAAAAGAAACAGATCATGGCAGTTCCGTTGGGACAACCAAGCGAATGGCCCGAAAGACTTAATCCTGAATCAGGCAAGACTGAGCCATATCCATTGTGTGCTTATTTTGTGGATGATTCAGACAAAATGAATGATGTTTTGTATATTCGAGACGTATTTTAGTGCTTGACATTTGTCAACTTGATGTTATCTTATACAGACAATGAGGTAGAAAAGGTCTTCAAAATGATAAAGCAATTTGACAAAGGCAATCTCCTAAAACCAAAGCTCGTAAAAACTGTTTCATCGTATCCACTTCCGAGGGTGATTATGTTATGACACATTTTGATCTAGCATCGGCCGGCGTGCCCGTCTAAAAATGAAATACAGAATAGGATCAAAGTCAAATTCTTTGAAGTGGCTGATTCATACGACGTAGAAGGTCGAGGACCTGCGTCGGTTATTGGTCGGTTTTCTAACAAAACCGACGCAGTTGAATATTCCCTTGGCCGTGGTAATTACGGACAGAATGCCAAAGTGAAAGAAGTCGTGTTTGTTATTGCCGAAACGTTTGGAGAAAACGATGCGATGAAACTGGAAAATAAACGAAGGGAAGTTTTGAACAAATTGAATGAAGAAGAACGAAAACTTCTTGGTTTTGAATAGAAAAAGAGGGGAGTTTTGGCTCCCCTCTTTTCATGATTGATCGAATTAGACTTTTTCCGATCACTCGACCTTAGTCTTGGTCGAATACTGCGTCTGTTGGATAGTTATAAACCGTTCCATCAGAAACCTTAACAATGTTGTCGTGAATTTTTGTAGCGAACTTAGTTCCTACAACCGCCGTAGCAACACGTGGAATACTGGTGTAACCTGTTCCCGCGGTGTCGATTGTAACGCTTGTGATTGCATCGCCAGTTAGAACAGCGGTAACTGCTCCTAAAGTTCCGTCTCCGATAACTTGTAGAGCTGGAGCGGTTGACCAATCGTCGCCGCCTTGAGTAACATCAACGCTCTCGATGCCGTATGTCAAAGTGAATGTTGCGTCATCGTTACCTGTTCCGCCAGTAACAGCAACAGGCCCAACTGGAAGAACCGTGTAATCACCGCCAGTAGCAACACTGATTTCATCGATAACACCGACCGCAACTGAATCAACAGTCAACGTAGCAGCACTACCAAAAGTGCCACCGACGACTGTTAAAGTGTCTGATCCGGTATAATCTGTGCCGCCATCAACGATAGTTGCTGTAGCAACCAAAGCTGTGACTGAGAACAATCCACCCGCACCGTCATCAACGCCTGTTGGAAGAACTTTGATGTATCCTTCGTTAAGTGCTGGGGTGTCGTTACCGACCAGATAAACTGTTCCTGATCGTGTTGGTGTAGCACCGCCTGCTACTGAGCTAACCACATAACGAGTAGAACCCGTTTGTTTGCTAATCCAGCATGGCTCTGCGCCGATTGTTGCATCCAAGTTCGCCATCATACGAATTTGGTTGCCGTCTCCTGTGACGTTTCCGCCGATTTTAGTGTGAAGTGGGCGACCCATTCTACTTTCTCCTTTAAAAGGTTAAAAACTAAGAACTTTTAAGTTCTAAATCTATTTAGTCTATATTTTGACACAGACTTTCAATCACTATATACTTTGAGAATGGCAGATAACAAATTAGACATCTTCAGGGTGTTAGAACAAATCGACCGTAGAAACTATGACTTCTTTGACACGTTGAATGACGAGGAAAAGAAAGCATTCGTTCCCTTTATTGTCGCTAGATGGATGTCCGGTGCAACTGACCAAGGTGGTTTGCATGGATATTATCTAACTGTCACTAACGAAATGGTGAATAAAGACTTATGGTCACTCACTAAGCACCCGGAGTTGCTATGGAAGTTGATGGCGTGCTGTGGCGCGGGTCAAAAGAAAAGACACCAATGGATTAAAGGTCCAACTAGAAAGTCTGCCTCGAAAATCAACAAAGTCTTAAAAGAACATTTCATGTTTGCAAATGAGAAAGAGCTTGATTTGATTAAACGAGAAATGGGCACCGATGGATTCAAGCAATTCCTAATTGATCTGGCATACCCTGAAAAAGAAGAAAAAGAATTAGTGAAACAGTTCAAGAAGGAGATGAAGAATGGCTAGAGAAGACATATCAACAGCCGCTATGCTATATCATGCGGTCTATCCGGGTCGTAACTTCTACCAACAATCCAGATACAGGCAGGAATTGTGGGAAAACGGTGCCCGTAATCTAATTGACCAAGGTATCGTTAAAGAAAGTCGGAGAGAACGAATTTGAAGTGTGAGTTCTGCAATAAAGAATTCAAACAGGCTACACGTTTCGAAAGGCATATTTGCGAAAAGAAAAGGCGGTTTCTAAACAAAGATACTCGAACTGGACAGTTGGCTTTTGAAATGTTTAACAAGTTCAATCGCCATCATCACATCAAACCAAAAGAACCGTTTAAGAAGTTTTTGACTTCAAAACACTACCGGGCATTCGAGACACTTGCGAAGTTTTTTATGCAGGTTAAACCCTTGGATTCCAACGGCTATTTTGACTATTTGATTAAATCAAATGCTCCGTTCCGTAAATGGACATCCGAAGATTTTTATCAAGCATGGGTTCAAGAAAGAATTCTAACTGAACCGGCACCGGATGCGGTTGAACGGTCAATCGATACATTGCAAGAATACGCACAGGAAAATCAAATCCAGCTTGAAGAAGTGATTGATAAACTTTCAGGCAACCGACTAGCCCTTTGGTTACAAACCGGAAGACTGTCACCTTGGTATGTTATTTTATCTCCGCATACCCGGAAAATTTTAGACAAACTAGACATGGAGATGCTACAATCGTTAGACAAGATACTGAATCCACTGTATTGGCGGCTTCGTGTTCAGAAAGATCCTAGAACAACAGAAATCAAACAAGGTCTTCTAGAACTGAACTTATAAATAAGTTTGGAGGAAAGATGACAGATGACAACATTGTTCTCAGATCAGTCCGGAAAACGAATTAACATGGAAACGGTAAGTTTCCAAGAATTAGTTGACTTCCTGAGTGATTTTAATGCTTCTTCCATCGCCGTACAAAAAGACGCCAGACAATTATTCGAAACACATAACCGAGAGATACCAAATGAGTGACGGGTTCACAACCAAAAAAGTAATCAAAGAGCCCGAAAATCTTAATGAAGATTGGTCGATGTACGCTAAGCCTAAAAAAAGACCCCAGCAGCAGAATAACCAAGCGACTTCGGCTATTAAAGGTATTTCCAGCAAAGCGGTCTCGATCGAAATCGAAGGCAAGTCTGTTAATATTCCTTCAATGGAATATGTGAATGCGTTGGAAAAAGACAATACCGCACAAAGAGCTGAAATGGTTAAGCTGAAGAATCATATTCAAAGGCTAGCAAACGAAATTAGAAAATTACAATCCGTTCCTCCAATGATTGATGGAAATTCTTGGTTCAAATAAGAGACATACCCGACGTTGATATCGACGTTCAAGACCGCACACAGATCCTAAAAGAATTAGATCATGTGGTTGCGTCGATTCACCGTGAAAAGAAAATCGTCAAACATAACTCAGGTGTTTATTTTCAGGACATTCCAGTTGATGGAGTGACTGGTTGGGCTTCGCTCGACCATGAAAAAGCTGAAGAACTTGGTTATGTGAAACTTGATTTACTTCATAACCACGTTTATACTGAAATCAAAGATCCGGAACACCTAAACCGTTTGGTTGAAACAGAACCGAACTGGGATCTATTAGAAATTCGTGAGGTGGTTGAAGAGTTATTCCAAATTCACAATCACTTTGATTTGGTTAAACGGGTAAAGCCTAAAACAATCGAAGAATTGGCAATGACTATTGCACTTGTCCGTCCAGGTAAACGTCATTTGGTTGATGAACCTTGGGAACGGATTAGAAAAGAAATATGGCTAAAGACTGATGATGTTTATTCATTTAAAATGTCTCATTCGTTTGCGTATGCGCAGGTCATTATGGTTCAAATGAATTTAATCATGGAGAAATTAAATGAAACCGAAACGTAAGGAAATTGTAGCGTTGTCTGCAATGCGAGACGAATTGTCAGAAATCATCAGTGGTGATATGACAGAAGAAGAACTTGCTGAAGAAAAAGAATTTACTGAAATGATTTTGAAAAAGGCGATTAAAGATGTCAGAAAAAACGAACCAGTAAAAACTGATTTAGATTTAGAATTGGAATTAATGACTATTCTAAAAGAAGAGATACAGAAAGAAATTCAAAGAGAAATTGACGAAGGTCAGTTTAAACTTGCTCGGCAGCAAGAACCGGAATCAAGACATGATATTTTGGGAATCAACAAATATAAAGAAAGTTTCGAAGATGGAAGACAAGTTTACGGGGTTAGAGGAATAGGACCTACCTATAATTCTTTTTATCGGTATTGGTTTCAGAATATCGAACCAGTTTGGGAATCCCACGATTGGCCTTGGCATTATTTCACTCTAGAAAAAGAAGACGAAGAAGAACTTTTTAAAACATGGGGAAAGTTCTTCATGGAATAGAAGACGATTAATTCGAGTTCGCTTTCTTTCTTCTCGCTTCTAAGTTTACGCTTCTGCGTTTGATTCTCTTCTGAACCATATTCTGCAAACTGGTAACCGGACCCTGAAGGATCTTGAAGTCTTTGTTCGCAAAGTTTCGCAGCACATACCTAAATGGCTCGAAATCCTGTTTCAAGAAAATCGAAATAGGTAGCATGCGATTGGATTCCCACCACCATACCTCACCTAGTTCCAAAAAATGTTTCTTTTCTTCGGTTGTTCGTAGTTCATCTAATAGATACATTCCAATGAATTGCCTAGTTTGATTCAAAACAATGCCAACATGGTGTTCGTTTGTTTTAAAGACGCCTAGAGACAAAAATGGAAATCTAGCTTGTAATTGATTGAATTCGTTTGCCATGGTCCCTTTGAATAAATAATTAGTGTTCCATATATTTAATAGTCTAGAAACGAGTGCAAAATGAAAATTGACTTTTTTACCTACCGAAATGTTTTAGAATTGATGTACTCGACATCCGGACAGCTGGAGAATCTACCAATGGCATCGAGAAAACTTAAAATCTACCAAGGAGTGGCTTCTAGAATCTACGTCACTATCAAGAACAGTGACCGGAAAGTGATTCCGGCTGCAGGAAAATTATTCACTGCTTATATCGTTTCAGAAGAAACTGAAGAGTTGGTATTGCAGCGTCAGTTGGATGAAATTGACGCAGCAGCAGGTGAATGGGAAATGACTCTGCTTGAAGGCGAAACCGGGGAATGGCGACCAGGAAGATATCGCATGGTGGTTACAATCCAAGACGAGAACGGTGATGAGTATAATCTGTATTCTGACCTAGCGTATAACGCCGTGGCTGAGTTGCATCTAACTGACAACGCTATGGCTCCATTCAAAGCAGCAACAACCGTTGGTGGTTGGCAGGAAAGAATAGAAGTTTTCTATTCATCAGCTTACCCTGGTGATGCACAAGAAGGACGACATGACGGTCTCCACACAATCGCTCTTTACCTAACAGATTTCACTGGACGTTTCTGGATTCAAGCGTCACTAGAAAATACTCCACCTTCCTCAGACGGTGACTGGTTCAATGTTGACATCAATAACGGAACACTTTATATTGACTACTCGGCAGAAACCGGAATTCAAAACATCGATTTCAATATCAATGCGCAATGGGTTCGCTTTGCATATGATCCAGATCCTTTGAACAACGGCACGGTCGATACTATTCTTTATCGGGTATAACGACAGCACATGGCTGGTAACACCAATCAACATAACCAGGTTATTGTTTTTCTCTCCTTAGTTTGTTAAATATATTTATATTGCACCTGCTAACAAAAAGAGGAGAAAGAAGATGAAAACGACAAAAGACTTTGTTGATAACGCAATTTACCCAAATGACTACGCTAGAATCGAAGCACAAGCCGCTGCACTGCGGTCCTTGGCAATCTCAGAAATGCTAGATTCCGCAAGAAAAGGAATCAAAGCTGGTTTCAGCCATGTGTTTTCTAAGTTGATGGATATGAACAGCAAGTATCGTCAGTCACAGGCGCTCTATTCTATGTCAGAACGTCAACTAAACGACATGGGAATTAACCGTGGTGACATTGAAAACATTCTCAATCCTGAGAGAATGGAAAAGACTCAAAAGAAAAGCTCATATTTCCTAGAAAACTTCTTGGAAGGTATGTTCGACCGTATGTCAAAAACTGCTTCTATGCGTTAAAAACTGCTTGACTCCTGTTCAACTCGGTGTTATATTATATGGACACTGAGGAACAGGAGTTGATATGTTCGACAAATTAAAACTTAATCATTGGATCCGACGTTCCGACAAAGCTGTCTATAATGCTTTGTCAGAGCTTCATGAACGTGATTTGTTGAAAGATCCGTTTCACTTGTCCTTGGCCAATTACCTGATCAAGAACGGCAAATTGACAGCGCGGCAACTCGCCGCTGTTCGTACCAACAATCAGTTCGAAAAGTATCACCGTGAACTGGTTAAGATCGCCGAAGAAAAAGCTGAACCAGAACTTGATCTAGGTCTCCAAAAAGAGATCATCAAGAACATGCGTTATGCGGGCATTGAAAAGGTAGAATGAAATGAATCCTAGATTTATGCAATGGGCGGAAACCACCGCTGAGGAAATAGGCGTAGAGTTGACCAAAGAGCAGCTCGAATCGCTTGCACTATGCATCACTGTAATGTATAATAGGGGTGCTGATGAGAGACAACAAGACATTGTCGAAAGGATACAGTCATAATGGCTATCAAAATCAAAGTCGAACAGTACCACGAGATTCACAAGCCGGGTTTTTCGCCCAACGTCAGTGAGTATCTTCACTGGAAGATTTTCATCGGTGACTTGGAAGTCAAATCAATCGGTTGGCCCAATAGCAACGAGCAAGACAAACGCGAAATGAAAAAGTTTGTTATGCAGCTTGAAGAAGAGTTGGGCGTAAAAGCCGAATGGTTCGATATGGTTGAGCAGACGATTACGACCATAGCCCCAAAGATAGGGGCTCCATCCTGGATGACGAAGACTAAATGTAAAGGATAAATAACGATATGAAACATTACATCAATTCTTCTAAAAGGTTCACGCCGGTGGCGCCGGCACTTTTAGGAGAAGAAAATGGAAAAGAAAATTCGAGCTCTTCGGAGACATCATCGTCAACGTCGAATCCAAGCTGAATATAAGAAATGGTCTAATTCTTGGGGCCGTTACCAAGACGAAGATTGGCTAAAACGTACGGCTATTTGTCACGCTGATATTAGAACACCGCGTTCTTGTGCGATGTGCGGTAATCAGCGTAATCATTTTGGTACTCAGTCTTTGGCAGAAGCTAAGGAAGAGCATAACACTCGAGAGCAATTTGAAGAACAGGGATTCTATTTTAAAAATAGATTCCGTAATTATTAAGGAGACGACTATGCGAACATTATCACCTAAATCACAATCATCAACTCTAGAGTTGCAAACAGGTTTAGGAAAGGTAATGGAGAATTCACATGGTCACTCAGAAAAATCGCGATCGTCGTTTTATTGAACAAACGGTACAGCTAGCAAAAGATAACGAACATGAACTCAGCACAAAACTCTGCGCGATCATCGCGATCAGGAACAAGTGGATTTCGACTGGATTCAACTCAAAAAAGTCTCACCCGTTTCAAGCTACTTTTGCAAAAAATGAAGAAGCAATCTATATCCACGCAGAGACCAGTAGTATTCATAAATCATTGCGGGAAATTCCAGAGGAAGACCTCAGACGTGCTACGCTCTATGTCGGGCGAGTCAAAGGGAAAGATAATTCTCGCTGGGGTCTCGCGAAACCGTGCGAAGGATGTTTCAGAGCGATTAAGCATTACGGAATTAAGCGAATCGTTTTCACGCTTGATGGAAATGGAGAGTTCGAAGAGTTGATTCTGTGAGATACCGATTAAAGAACATAAATAAGACAAAGAAATTTCCAATATAAAGGAGAAATTGATGTCTGTTAATAGAATTTTTTTCCGTGTCTCGATTGTCGATACCGGATTTTCGACTGTCGCACCAGCTGATGGCTTCATTGATAATAGTGAAGTTTGGGGAGAAACTGGGTTTTCACCAGGTGGCGTTCCTGGAACAGCAGTTCCGACAACCCAAGCCTTAGGTTTAGCAAAAGCTCGCGGTTATTACCGTTGGACTTTACTTCAGAATCACCTTCAAGATGGTCGATTCGTTTCCTTCTTTGGTAACGTAGACGATACTGCAGGAACTGATGGAACAATTGATAATCCACCAGATCGTTTAGATTTCACAGTTGGATATGATTTCCCTCTAACTGATATCGAAACCAACGATGAATTGAACCCAGGCGATCAATTGTCCGGAGTAGCAGCAATTACAAGAATGGCAGCTCGTGTTTTCTGTTATGATTACAATACCAACCTCGAATGGTATGACCTGACTGAAGCAGGTGGCCGTGATGCAGGTGTTAAAATCACAACAGAAGATGTTGATGCACCGGCAGTTGGTGGAACGTTGGCTCTTAAGATTACTGACGCTGAAGCAAATATAACTTGCACACAAATCAGTAACATTGGTTAATTTTCCAATTTAATGAATCAAGATAAATCACTCGCGTATCTAACTTTAGTGACGGCACTTCTAATTAGTGCCGTCGCAATCTATTATTCTGTCTCGGGTTTGGTAGCGATCTTCGCTGCGTATCCGGTAGCAATCATTTTGATGGGCGGAATACTTGAATCAGCAAAGTTGGTTGCCGCGGTATGGCTTCACAAATACTGGGACCGTGCACAAAAGAAACTCCGAAGTTATTTGATCTTTGCGGTTGTCACGCTCATGGTGTTGACATCTGTCGGCATCTTTGGCTTCTTATCAAAAGCACACACCGAACAAGCCGCAGCGGGTGCAGAAAGTGTTGCACAAATCGAACGGGTTGTCTCAGACATTGCTAGGCAAGAAGCGATTATTGCTAGAGCTGAAGAAAGAGTCGGAAAAATTGAATCCGGTGGATCAGGTGCAGACGCTACACTTCAAGCACAGATCGACCGTGAACAAGGTAGAATTGATCAAGCCTTTGCTCGTATTGAACAAGCGCAGAAAAGGATTGAGGGAAGACTTGAGCCATTCGAAACAGAATTAAATCAACTTGATACGGTTCTAAAAGATTTGCAAACCGCAATCAATAACCAAGATACCAGAAAAGCACAGAGCTTAGTCGGTACCAGACCAGACGGCCAGTACGGTCCAGCGACTGCCGCAGCAGTACAAGACTTTAGGGATAGACAAAACACCCGTAGACAGGAGATCTTAGCTGAGATAGACAAGATTAGAAGCTCAGATACAGCGATTGTCCTGGCTGAGAATCAAGTTCAAGAGTCAACTGAACTAGTCAATAGACTTCGAAATCAATTAGGACAAGGTGAGAGCCAAGACGTTGACCAATTGATTGACGAGCAGAACGCTAGAATCAAAGCTGCTAACGATACACTTGATTCACTAACTGAAGAGAAGTTTCAATTGCAAGCGGTTAATCGTGATATTGAAGCAAAAGTTGGTCCGATCAAATTTATCGCTGAATTCATTTATGGTGAATCCGACAAAACTATTCTAGAAAAAGCTGTGAGTTGGATGATTGTTTTGATCGTGGTTGTGTTCGATCCTTTGGCGGTTGTTTTGTTGATTGCCAGCCAATATACTTTTATGTGGGCTAGAAATAATGATGAAGGACAAACACAAGAAGAAGTTATTGAATTCGACGCAGAAGAGAATCTAAACAAAATCTTAGATGACGTCAAGAACGATGTTGATCCTGATGATGAAATCTTAAGATTCGCTGAAGAAGCAGCTGAAAGAATGAAAGCGTCAATACCAAAAGAAGATGATTTGGTAGAACAAATCGTGAAGAATATTGATCTCTTAGAGAATGAGGATATTCAGGCAGTGCTTGAAGAGAATCCAGATATGGTCGAAAGACTAGAAAATTATCTCGATAGAGAAGTAATCGTCAAACCAAAAGAAGATATTTTGACAGACAAGACCAACGAAATTAATTTTAATAAAGGATGGCTTTGAAAAACAAAGGAGTAAAAATAAACAACGTGCAGATCATTTCTAATGAGGAAATCAAATTTCCTAAGTTACGTGTTTCGGATTCGAATGGAGAATCCCTAGGAATTTTATCAAAAGGCGATGCGTTAGATATCGCTAAAGAACAAGGATTGGATTTGATTCTTGTTACCGAGCGGGCGGATCCACCGGTTTGTAAAATAACCGACGCCGGAAAGCACCGCTACGAAATTCAAAGACAAGAAAAAGAAAGAAAGAAGAAACAAGCTGAGGCTAGAGTTGACGTCAAAGAAATCAGATTCCGTCCGGTAACTGGTATTCATGACCTCGAAACCAAAGCTAAGCAAGCTAAAGAATTCTTGGAGAAAGGAAATCACGTAAAGGTGACGATTAGATTTAGAGGCCGAGAGATGGCAAACCCAGCACAAGGTCACACAATTTTAGATTCTTTCCTTGACATGTTGGGTGACATACAATACATTAAGAGGAAGGCATTCGCTGGTAGAATGCTTAGTGCAATCATTGCCAAGGGAGATTAAAATGGCGGCTAGCGCACACAAAGGAATGGGTCAGGGCGATAAGTCCGGATTCACTGTTAAAGTTCAACAACACGGCGACCCTGAGCGAAACGTCGAGAAAGCAATGGGTCAACTTCGAAAGGCGCTTCAACGAGATCGTTGGGTGTCGACTCTTCGTGAGAACAAAGCGTTTGTGAGTAAGGGCGAGAAAGACCGTACCGCAAAAGCAAAAGCAAAACGTGACCAAGCGAAAGCTCTTCGTGAGGAAGAAGCGGATCTTTCGCATGACGAAATCCACCGTCAGTCTGCACTAAAGCGTGGTCGGACTCGTAAGGCACGTCGGGAAAACGATCGTCGTGTTCAAGAACGGCATCTCGCCGAACAACGCGGTGAAGTCGAACCGAAGAAAACGGACGCTCCGTTCTTTGGTGATTATCGACAAGTCGCTGAGAATTTTTAATAACCAAATCATTTTGAATAGGATCGGTGGCGGGGAGAAATCCCCGCCATCTTTTTCTTTTTCTTTTTGACTTTTTCTTTTTCTGGTATTATAGAAAGACATGTACCGGAAGAATTCAAACCTAAAAGAATCGAAATCAAATAACCAGCGCTAAAACTGATAAATAGGAGTGTAGGAATTACACTCCTATTTTATCTTATGAGGGCGAAAATGAAATTATTCCGTGTTGTCTTAAAAAATGAAGGTGACCTGCCAGTCAGTATCTACCGAAATTTGATCAAAGAACTTTTCAAAAAGTCAGACGACGAAGTTTCCTCGATATTGATGGAACTAGAAGTAGACGGTTCTACAATCCTAGCTGAGTTGCCTTTTCAGTTTGCAGAACAAAAAGTTGCCGAGATAGATTACCTCGGCACTTTTGATGGGATTGAAATTCCTTGTTATTACGAAGAAGTCGTTAAGAACTAGCTTTCTTTTTGCGAGCTCTCTTTTTCTTAGGTGTCTTGCCATCTTCATAAGCCTCGTTCACATTCGGTGTGGACTTATCATCAGCAACGAATTTACCTTCGTCTCTAGCTCGTACACCAGATGCCGGTGCATCCGGGCTAGCAGGCCATTCCATTTTATCGAAATCCATATCACGCAAAGCCTTACGGTACTCTGACCACTTTTTCTTAACCGCTGCGGTCAACGGAGAGTCTGGCAGCTGTGTCCAATCACAAACGGTTAGTCTGCGATTTCTTTCTGCTTTCTTCTGTGCTAATGTTTCTACTGGGCGTAAACGCTGAACTGCCATTTTCTATCTCCGTAAACTTTGTTTCGTTTATTTAGTTCCACTGCATCGCGATTGATTGGATCTTTTGACTTTTGCTGTTGCTTGATTCAATTAGGTAACGCATGCTTGTTCCGGTTTCTAGACCAGATAGATCAGCAACCGCCGTGTAAACATCATTGCCTTGATCTTCTAGCGTACCTTGAGCCCACTGAATAACTGTATGAGTTCCTGT